TCACGACAGTTCCGCTTTCCATTGGTATAGCAGTTCCAGGGCCTGACGAGGGCTGAGATCGTCAGGCTTGAGCTGTTGCAGGGCCTCCACCAAAGGGTGGGGGGCGCTGGCGAACAGATCGTTTTGCAGTGGCTGCTCGGCTGCCCGGCCTGGCGTACCGGCGTGTTGTGCAAGGCTTTGCTGCTCAAGCTGATGCAGGTGTTGGCGCGCACGTTCAATCACCGGACGTGGCACCCCGGCCAGTTGTGCTACCTGCAGACCGTAACTCTGACTGGCTGGCCCGGGCTGGACGTTGTGCAAAAAGACGATGCGCTCGTTGTGCTCGGTGGCATTGAGGTGCACGTTGGCAACGCCGGGGTCGGTGTCGGCCAGCGCAGTGAGCTCGAAATAGTGAGTGGCAAACAGGGTAAAGGCGCGTACCCGGGCCAGATACTCGGCGGCTGACCAGGCCAGCGACAGGCCGTCGAAGGTGCTGGTGCCGCGACCTACTTCGTCCATCAATACAAGGCTGGCCTCGGTGGCGTTGTTGAGAATGTTGGCGGTCTCGCTCATTTCGACCATGAAGGTAGAACGGCCACCGGCCAGGTCGTCGCTGGAGCCAATCCGGGTGAAGATGCGGTCGACACAGGACAGCTCAACCCGGCTGGCCGGGACATAGGCGCCGATATGGGCGAGCAGAACGATCAGGGCGGTCTGGCGCATGTAGGTCGATTTACCGCCCATGTTCGGGCCGGTAATGATCAGCATGCGGGTTTCAGGGTCCAGGTTCAGGTCATTGGCCACGAACGGGGTGTCCAGTACCTGCTCGACCACCGGATGCCGGCCGCCCTCAATGACAACCTGGTTATCATCGACAAACCGCGGGCGGCAGTAGTCCAGGCTGCTGGCGCGCTCGGCCAGGGTTGCCAGCACGTCGAGTTCGGCCAGGCTGGCGGCGCTGTCCTGCAGGCTGGCCAGATCCTCATTGAGGCGATCGAGCAACTCGTCATAGAGCTGTTTTTCCCGTGCCAGAGCCCGGCTGCGGGCCGACAGTGCCTTGTCTTCAAACTCTTTCAGCTCCGGGGTGATGAAGCGCTCGGCCCCCTTGAGGGTCTGACGACGCTGGTAATCGATCGGCGCCTGATCGGCCTGGCCGCGTGATAGTTCAATAAAATAGCCATGTACGCGGTTGTAGCCGACCTTCAGGGTCGACAAGCCGGTACGTTCGCGTTCGCGGGTTTCCAGATCGATCAGGTACTGGCCGGCGTTTTCGCTGATGTTCTGCAGTTCGTCCAGTTCGGCATCAAATCCGGGGGCGATGACGCCGCCGTCCCGGATCAGCGCCGGTGGGTTGTCGATCACCGCACGGGCCAGCAGTTCGGCCAGTTCCGGGTAGGTGCTGACCTGTTCGGCCAATGCCCGCAGGTGCGTAATTTCCAGTGGCGCCAGCGCCTCCTGCAGTTGCGGCAGGGTAGCCAGAGCGTCGCGTAGCCGGGCCAGATCACGTGGCCGGGCTGAGCGCAAAGCGACACGGGCGAGAATACGCTCAATGTCGCCAATACCTTTGAGGATAGGTCGAATATCTTCGTGATAGTGCTGGTCGAGCAGGCCGGCGATGCTGTCCTGACGCGCCGTGAGTATGCGCATGTCGCGCAGCGGGCGGTTCAGCCAGCGCGCCAGCAGGCGGCTGCCCATGGCGGTGGCAGTGTGGTCGAGCACATCGAGCAGGGTGTTGTCACGCCCGCCCGAGAGGTTGCTGTCGATCTCCAGATTGCGCCGACTGGCGCTGTCGATCACCACGCTGTCTTCGAATCGCTCCTGGCTGATCGCACGAATGTGTGGCAGAGCGGTACGCTGGGTTTCCTTGGCATAACCGAGCAGGGCGCCGGCTGCGCCTAGGCCAAGGGTCAGATCCTGGCAATCGAAGCCGACCAGATCCTGAGTGCCGAATTGCTGGGTCAGGGCCTTGAAGGCGCTGTCGCGGTCGAACTCCCAGGGCGCCCGGCGACGTACCGCCCGGCGGCGCTCGATCGGGGTGTTGGTTTCCCAGTCGTCGGGGATCAGCAGCTCAGCCGGGGCCAGGCGTTCGAGTTCGCCGAGCAGGGTTTCCCAGCCCTTGAGCTCCATGACGCAGAAGCGCCCGCTGTTGATGTCCAGAGTGGCCAGGCCAAAGCCGCGCTCGCTGCCGAGCAGGGCGGCCAGCAGGTTGTCACGGCGCTCATCGAGCAGGGCTTCATCGCTGACCGTGCCGGGCGTGATGATTCGCGCCACCTGGCGCTCGACCGGGCCCTTGCTGGTGGCTGGGTCGCCAACCTGCTCACAGATCGCGACAGACTCGCCAAGCTTGACCAGTTTGGCCAGATAGCCCTCGGCGGCATGAAACGGAATGCCGGCCATGGGAATCGGCTGGCCACCGGACTGGCCGCGGGCGGTCAGAGTGATGTCGAGCAGGCGCGCGGCCTTTTTCGCATCGTCATAGAACAGTTCGTAGAAATCGCCCATGCGGTAGAACAGCAGCTGATCCGGATGCTGCTGTTTGATGCTGAAATATTGTTGCATCATTGGCGTGTGCTTAGAAGCGTCTAATTTCTCTTTGCTCATCAGTGACTTACTTTAAGTTTCAGGATTTTGTGGGGCATGATTGGGGCGTTTTTCACTATCTTGCATTGCCTGCCAGATGCGCTGAATCTCACCTTCTGAGGCGTCGTTCATCCATTTTCCGTAGACCTTCACCAGCATGGTGAAGTCTTTGTGCCCCATCTGGTTTGCGATGAAGGCAAGGTTACCATGCGCGGTGATGCACCAGCACGCATAGGTGTGGCGCGTTTGGTAGGGGCGGCGTGGTCGGATGCCGGCGCGGCGCTGGATGTTGCCCCACTTGGTGTTCCAGGCGGTCGGCACAAACCAGTTGTTCACCTTCATTCTTCTGGCTTGCACCCTAGGCGACATCAGCGGTGTGATGGTGTCGGTTCTGCTCTGGTGCCTGTTGATTGCGACGTCAACGGTTTGCTGAGGGAATCCCCTGGCCAGCTTCATCAGCGTCTTGGCAGCTTCCAGCGCCGGCGGTAGCAGCAGGACTGTCCGGCTTTTCGTTGTCTTCGGCACCTTGAACGTGCCCCTGCTGGTGACAGATCGCACCACCTGCAGACATCCCTTCTTGATATCAATATCCTCCACTCCCAGCCCGCACAGCTCGCCTGGGCGCAGGCCGGTGTAGACCATCAGTGTGATGGCGGCGCTGTCCTGCTCGTGTAGGCATCCCTTCTCAATGAGCTGCTGATACTCCTCGCGGGTCAGCGGGTCTGGATCTTCCTCTGTGTTGTCAAAACGTGTGCAGGCGCTGGCCAGACCGGCCGGGGCGTACCCGTTCTTCTCGCACCACTCCAGCATCCCGGCGAACGTGGCCAGGTAGTGATTCACAGTGCTCGGCTTGCGGGTGGCAATCAACTCTGCGCGTAGGTTCTGAATATCCATAGGCATCAGTGTGCTGGCCAGTCGGTCAGGACCAAGCGTGTCGACCGTTACTTGCAGGGCATGCCGGTACCGGGCCTCTGTGTCCGGGGTAATATCTACCGCTTTGAGTGGCAGGTAGAGCGCCATCAGTTCATGCAGGCGTGCGGATCTGCTGGCTGGTCGTTCGCCTGCGTGCTTTGAGTCGGGGAACGCTTGGCCGTAGTCGAATGTGCCAGTTTTGATTGCATGAAGAACCGCCGCCCTTTTTTGGGCGGCGTGTTTGACGTTGGCTTTGGTGATCGGCAAGCCGAGGGTTTCACGGTGTCGCCTGCCTCGGTACATGAACACGATACGCAGACTTTTGCCGTGAACCTCAACCCCTGGCGACTTGGCCAGTTCGGCCTCTATGCCGCTTCCTGTGGTGCGCTCTCTGCCCAACGATCAAACTCCTCAAGGTTGATTAGGATTCTGCCATCCGGTGCTTTGCGCCACAGCTTGCCCTGTGGCCATACCCCGCCTTTGATCTTGTGCTGAATGGCGTTGACGGTGTAGCCGGTCAGTTCGGATGCGCGGTTGATCAGCACCCAGCGGACTGTGCTCATACTTGCACCTCCTGCCTGCTCAAGCTCATCGCTATCGGCTGCACCCAGACTTGCTTATCCCCCTCCACAAGCTGCGCTGCAGCACCACTCCCAAAGCGGAGCGGTGTGCTCGGTTCTGCTGCGTGGCGCACGCCTTGGGTGGGGGGATTGGCGGTTACGCGGTGGCTGCAAGGCTGGGGAGTAATGCCTGCCCCTGCGGGGCAGAGGCTCTTTATAGCGCTGCCGTTGGCTGGGTGAGGGCGACCATGTGGCGCGACGCTGTTGGTGGGTGTCGGGTTGTGGTCGCCGCCGCGCAGTAGCGCGGCAGGAGCTGCGGTGTAAGCGGCAGCGGGTGCTGTGCTGGTAGTCATGCGCAGTCTCTCCCTTCCGATAGGTAAGCCGGTGACGCTGGCTGGCAGGGCTGCTGTGTTTGCAGTGCCTGGCGGCGGTTGTGGGCAGTCAGCTCGCTGAAAAGCTGCATCTGGTACTGATGAAACGCTTCTTCGCTGCTCCAGGCGCGCAGCCGCTGGGCAAGTGGTTGGGTGCCAGACAGGCATGGCCATGGAGTTCCATCACCCGGCATCAGATCACGCTTCTCTGTGGCCAGGGCGATCATGTCGGCGTCGTGCACGCATGCCGGCAGCTCCGGATCGAGCCGGAAGCGGGCACAGATCGCGTGCCAGATGTGCTGCTCAATCTGGCGGGCGTCTGGCAGTAGCGCTTTGAAGGGGCGGGTGATGTCGCCAATGTACGCTTCGGTGGCGTCGTGCAGCAGGGCAATCAGGCGGTGCTCTGAGGGTACCAGCTTTGCCACCATGCAGCTGTGTTGCGCCACGCTGTAAAAGTGGTGGGTGTGGCCGTTGAAGCGGCACAGGTGCGCCAGTGCGTGTGCAATGTCGAGCGGGCTGACGTCCTCTGCGCTGGGGCGCATAAGGTCAAAGTGCTTGCCGGTGTGGGTGAGTATCCAGCTCATGCCGCACCTCCCTGCATTACCTGCGCTTCATCGTTTGGGCTGGCACTGTCCGGGCACGGAGGCGCTTGCTCTATCCAACCCAAGCGCGCGGCCATACTGCGGCACTCGTCGCGCAGTTCGCGAGCTGTCTTGGCTTGTGGTGCGTTGAAGGCATCAAAGGTGCGGGCGGCCAGATCCAGCGTGGCGGCGGCTTGTAGCAGGGCGCTGCGGTCGAATACCTGCAGTACTTTCACTTCACGCAGCCGGGCGCTAAGGTCCGCGATGGTTTGCTGCTGACGGTCAGCGATGTGCTGCTGCTCGCTCACCAGGCGCTCGTGCCGGCTTACCTTGTCGTTCAGTAGATCCTGCTGAATCTCGTGCTGCACGTCGCGTTCGCCGCGCCCAATGCGCAGGCCATAGAAGTACAGTGCGAGCGGTGCGCAGATCAAAATGCAAAGGCCTATAAGGGTGGTAGGTTGCATATCCATGGTGGTTGCTCCGTGGTTTATGGGGCCGGTGGTGGCGGCCTGTGAGTCAGGGTTCGTCTGGTGGTGCCAGGGTTTTGGCCAGCGTGTTGTCCGCTCGGGCGGCGCGCTGGTCTATGTAGGCGGCCAGGTGGTGAATCTCGATGTACTGGCGGGCCTCGCGGCTTTCTTCCAGTGTGGTGACCGGAAGGGGCAGGCGTGGGGTGCCAAGTACGCGTTTAAAGCGGTCTTCATTGACGTTGCGAAACAGGCGCTCGCGCAGCTCCTCGCGGGGCACCAGCACGGTGCCGAACATGCGAAAGAGCATGTCCAGCGTGCTTGGCCGGGGCGGCGTGTGCAGGCGCAGTACCTGTTGAGCTGTGTCCTCGGTCACGATGACTCCTTGTTTCGTTTCGGGTGGTTCCAGGCAATGGTCAGGTGCGTGCGCACCAGCGCTTGCCAGTGGGATGGGACCAGATCCATTGCAGCGCGGCGCTCGGCCAGTGTGGGCAGTTGCACAATGGCTGCTGCCCAAGCGCGAGGCGTGAGTGGCTGCACTGTCTGGCCGTTGCTGCGCAGGTTCTGACCATCAAGCAACATCTGCCCGGTCCGGTGGTGGCGGTGCGGGTGGTTGCATGTCGAGCTGGAAAGCGAGCCAGCGCAGCCCGTCCCGGCGAATGCGAGTAGAGCGGCTGTACTGCATGCCAAGTGATGGATGTGGCCAACTGCTCTCGTGCACGAACAGATAGGCACGGTGCTGCTGTGGCTGGGCGGGTAGGTTGCGGTCGTTCAGCAGCCGCTTGGCGCGCATGCGCTTGATTAGCTCCGGGCGCGTAATGCCCAGCGCCTTGGCGGCGCTTTGCAGTGTGTATGCATACATGGTCCACCTCTCAGGCTACCTGTGCGGTGCTGCGGCAGGCGCTGAGAAAGCGCTGCAGCAGATCGTGCAGTTGCTGATAGGCGGCTTCCGGATCGGTTGGCAGCGCCATGCAGAGACGGGTGTCTTGCACTTGAATGCAGGTGCGCTCCGGTGAGCTGATCACCTCCACGTCCAGATCGTCGTCTGTGGTGAACTGTTGGGTGCCTTGTCGCATGACGACTGCGCGGCGCAGAGTACTCTCCACTTCGGTCACCAGATCCCATTCATCAGGTTGGGTGGCTTCTGTGTGCACGCCGTTGATAGTGCCTTCAATAAACCGAGCCGCGCGTTCCGGGCAGGCTGGGCGCTTGAGGGTGATGCAGCTGTGGCCCTGGTCGCTGCTGGCGGTCAGCTCAACAGCATGGCTGCATTGCAGCACCAGCATTTGCACTGTTGTGCTTACGCCCAGGTTGTTGCGCAGGGTGTGTTCAAAGGTGCCATTGAGTGCCAGTTGTGCTGGCAGGCGGGCGTGGCTGGCCTGGTTGAGTCTGAGCATGTTCATGCTGCGTCGCCTCCTTGTGGTGAGGGGGAGGGGGTGCGGCTGAGCAGGCGTGGTCGGCTAACAACATACCGGGCGCCGGTGTTGCGTGCGGCTCTGCGCAGATCAAAGATGCGGTCTGCGCTGCAGGATGGCAGCGCGTGGAGTGTGGTGGTCTTCATCGTTTACCTCGGCTCTGTGGTGGAGAGATGAAATAAATATGAACCAAAAGTACAATTAGGTAAAGAACTTTTGGTTTATATTGTCCGGCGGTGAGAGTGTGAGAGCGAGTGCTCATTGAGGGCCCCAAGCAATGCAATCTTGCAGGGGAGACCGTATAATTTGCCGATTAGAGGGGGAGATGTATGCCTACAGCGGTTTCACTTTTTTCAGGTTGCGGCGGTTCTGATGCGGGGGTGATCTCTGCCGGTTTCGACGTGATTATGGCCAACGATATTCTTCCCTATGCCCGTGACGTGTACCTGTCCAACTTTCCAGACACAGACTATTTCCTTGGGGACGTCTCGACGATTGAGAGCTTCCCCAGAGCTGATCTGCTTGTAGGCTGCTACCCGTGTCAAGGGTTTAGCCAAGGTGGGGCACGTGAGGCGAATCGAAAAATCAACACGCTCTACTTGGAGTTCGCGCGAGCTCTTGGGGATATTGAGCCTAGAGCATTTATTGCTGAGAACGTTTCAGGGCTGCGGCGCAGCACCTATCGTCACCTGTTGGAAGATCAGCTTAAGCGTTTTGCCGAGGCAGGAAAGTTCGGTTATGACGTCAAGTGGCAGTTGCTAAACGCGCACGATTATGGAGTCGCCCAAGAACGGAAGCGGCTCGTGATCGTTGGCATTCGAAGGGATTTGGGAGCAAGCTTCTCGTTTCCGGGTGCCACACATGGGCCGTCAGTCGACAAGCCTTATTTCACCATTAAAGAGGCGCTGGCTGGGCTTCCTGAGTGGCCGGCGGGTGAGTTTTGTGAGGACCCTTTCCACTGGTATTACCTGTCCCGCAATCGGCGCAGAGACTGGGGAGAGTTGAGCAAAACTATTGTGAGTCATATGCGGCACATGCCTTTGCATCCCGTTAGCCCGGTATTGCAGCGTATTCACACTGATAAATGGGTGTTCGAGAGCGACGCGCCAGCTAGGAGGTTTTCGTACCGAGAGGCGGCCAGGCTTCAGGGCTTCATGCCCCGATTCACTACACACCAAGGCGACATGGTTTTTCCTGAGAACATTGAAAGTGGGCGCAAGGACTTTGCATACAATATGCTCAGGCACCGCTACCGTGTGATTGGTAACGCAGTGCCACCGCCGATGTTTGAAGCGGTAGCTGCAGCGTTGCCTGACATATGGGACTAAGTCCGGTAATCGGGTAGGAATAACCTCACTCCTGCTATCAGCTTTTCCTTTAACTCTTGAGGAAATGTGGCGTTATATTGCTCCGATATTATTGCTAGGCGAAGACGATCGAATGTGACACCAGCTTGGGTACATACGTACGAAAAAATGTAGTGCCCAGGTATGTGGTATGGAACTGAGAACGCTGGTAAGAACTCGGCCCAAGTAATGGGGTTTAGCCACTGCTGTAGTTTTTCCTTGCTCAGGTCGTCTAGCTTGTCTACCCAGTCATTCCCGCACGCACATTGTCCTAGAAGGAAAATCTTGCCGTTACGCTGGTCGCCAAACGGCTTCCAGGCAACGTAGTCCATTCCTTCATCCTTAGGTCCTACATCTCCCTCGTCTGGCCCAACTGGGATTCTTGGATGCCATTCAAACTCGCCTGTCAGCCTTTTGACATGAAGCATCAAATCAATGAAGGACGTCGGGCGGTCTGGGCCGTGGGATGGCCATCCCGTCCTGACACACTCAGCCTTTTCTCCGAGATAAAGCTTTGCTACCTCCGCGGATAATAGTTCGAATGTGATAGGGAGAGAGTTGAATGGCGCTCTGGTGATGTTCTTTTGTAGGCTGGTTACTAGGCAGAATTCATAAGCTGATGTTGAGCTAGGGATGTACCTCAGCGTGTTGCCTTGACGAACAAAAGGGTAGCTTCCATTACCAAGAATTGCTCTTCTGTCTATTTCAATGGCGACTTTTCCGCTTACTTCTTCTATCGCAAAATCTTCCTGCTCCCAATTGTTGTCAGCATTTAAGTCGTCAGCATGATGTTCATCCGCGATTAGATCATCTTGCACTCCAGTGTCTATCGGAGTGGAACCAAATTTCATTGCTTCTAATTCGGTTTGGTCTGCATTTGTTGCTGGTTTGAATAGTAATGTTCTATCGCTCCAGCGAGTAGTGTCTGGAGTGTACATTATTCAACGGGACTCGGCTCATCGAGGTTTTTAATCGACCTGAAAAGGGCAGCAGCTAAGTTGGCAACGTCGCGGGCCTGCGCAAGCACCTTCTCTGCATCTTCAGCAGGGATATCGCCACTGTTAACTAAGCCTGTAGCTGATATAAGTTCTTCCTTGCACGTCATTAAAGAGCTTGTGAGCTGGTCAATTGATGGTCTGGTTTGCTTGATGATCTCATCGATGCTTTTTCCGCGCTCCAGGAGGTCGCGCTGCACTGGGTCGCTAATAGCTGTTGCTAGAGCTCCTAGCTGTCTGGAATCGGTAATCGCACCGTTTTGAGCGCTGCTACGGTCACCAAACATGTAGCGTACGATGTTGCTCGCTTCCCTAACACGATCTTGCGGTACTGGTTTCTGATTCTTTTCGTCAAATTCCGCGAGTTTTAAGTGGTCTCTTACTCGCGCGTAGTTAAGTAAGGTGTATATCCAGGAGAACGGGAACTCAGGATTGCTGCCTCTGCCTTTTCTGCTGCTGTTTTCCGGAATGAAGTCGCCGCTTTCTATTAGCTGGTTTACGAAGTAATAACCTTCTAAAAGTCTTTGGATTGTGTTGTTTTTATCGCCGGTCACTTCTGCGATTTCGTTGAGCGTCATCTCTCCAGACGAGACTACACTGTCAATCCAGGCGGCTTTGGCATATGAGTCCCAAGCTTTAGCAGAAGTGATATGTCGGACACCTAAGTAGGCGTGTAGCTTATTTAGGTTGTCTGATTTCCCAAAGACATGAACAGGGATGGTTATTCCCGGTTCGTTCCATTTTTCAAGAACTTCTTCGCTAAACTGGCTTGTTCTTTGGTGTTGGTTATTTGCACGGTCTGAATGGCTTAGTATTAAGCAGGCTGAAAGGCGTCGGTTTCCTTCGATAATGGTGTAAGTTCCATCATCATTTTTTCTCGCGATTAATGGCTCGGCATCAAAGTAACCGTTGTAGGCCAAGGAACTGAGGACGTCGTCAATGCCGAAATTCTCGACAATGTAGTCTAATATTTCTTTTTGATTTCTTCGCGCGCCTTTAGCTACACCAAAGCGTGGGTTTTCCGCGTCGAGTAGCAGCTTATCTAACGCTATATATTCGACGGGTCTTTCAGATGTTTCGCTCATTTCCAGTGCCTTGATGAGAGGTCAAAGTTTTCTTGCATTCCAGACCAGCAAAACTCTGCCGTGAATCTGCACGTCAGAAACACAAATGATCTGGTCCTTGTGCTTTTCGTTATCGCTAATCATGTCGAACTGGGTAGGGGAATGTTTCTGAAGGCGTTTAATGTACAGAAGGTTGTCCCACGTAAACACGTAAACCCCGTCACCCATAAAGGAGTGGACTCCGCGGTCGATGATGACTGGATCTCCGTCGTTGATGGTGCCTTCCATGCTTTGGCCCCATCCGGTGATCACTGCCAGATTCTCAACCTTGCTGAACGAGATGCCGCGGCCAATCAGGTGAGACTCGTGCAGCGTAAGGTGGCGAACAGTTTCGATGTAGTCGGCGGGAACCTGTCCGTGGCCCATTGCGCCGCGAATGTTGTACTGGGGGATCGAGATTTCACCATCTTTGAGGCGACCGCGCCCGGCAAAGTCAGCTGTGATCACATTGTTGTCCTTAACGTTGCTACCGCTCGGCGAGCCTTCACCGTATTGCAGCCACTCCACGCGGACACCGAGATGGTTGGCGATAGTAAGCATATTGGCGCGCCCAGGCATGGTCTCGCCATTCAACCACTTACTTGCGGCCTTGTCGGAAACCCCGGCCACATCGCGTAGATAAACGCCTGCGCCCCAAGATTCCTGCCCGGCATTTTTGAGGGCGGCTTTCAGGCGTTGGGCAAAGGCTTGTCGTAGTTCGTCATTTTGTACCATGTGTTCACTATTGCACGGGCTTGACTGTACTTTCAGTACCGAGTTAATCTGTACTTAAAGTTCAAAAAGGTTTGCTTATGAGCGCTTTGAAAGAGGTTGTCGCAAAGGCTGGTGGCGTATCTGCAGCTGCTGGAATCTGCGGAGTTAGCCCCAGGGCTGTCTACAAGTGGCTTGCTGCTGACGCGTTGCCTAGGACTGAATACACCGGCGAAACCTCTTACGCAGCAGTTTTGGCGAAGGCCGCTGGTGAGCCGTTCAGTGCTGAGGAGATCCTTGCGCGAGGTGCACGAAGAAAGGCAGCGGCTTAGCGCTATTGGTCTCATGTTTCACATCCGCTCTCTATGGCGGTGATGAAAGCCAGCCCGTACTGGACTGGATTCGGTCGCGGTACAGCCGTGAGGTTGAGCCAAGACCAAATTCTTCCGGCGTAAGCCGGGCCGACATCTCCACCACAGATGATCGGTTGCAGTAAGTGACTGCCGGGCACGCCCGGCTATCACCGACCTGATTGGATCAGGACTTGCCGGTATCTCCACCACAGATTTACCGGCCTTTGGTTGCCCGCCGTCTCCACCACAGATAGGCGGGCGGGTTGGCAGGGGCACCACGGAGCGGTGGCCCATGCCTTTTTTCTGGCCGGCGTTTCCACCACAGAGCAGCCGGTCAGGGGTTTGTGATCACTGGGACAGTGCTCACAGCGCAACTGTAGCAAAACAGGCGCGTTGTGGCACTGGCAGACTTTGGAGAGAACTGCCATGAGTCGAGCAGCCATGAGTTGCGTCGAGCGGGCCAAGCGGGAGCTGTTGCCGCTGGAGCTTGCCTGTTATCACGCGTTGCGTGAAATGCCCGGCGGTACCGCCGGTTTTGCTGCCCAATATGGGCGTAACCCTTCCACCATGCAGCACAAGCTGAGCCCCACTCAACGCACCCACAACCTGACGCCCGTTGAGGTTGAAGAAATCACCGCCTACACACGCGACCCGCGCATTGTGGACTCCATGATTGCGGCCTTTGGCAATGCCTGCTGGGTAGACCTGCAGCCGTTGCTTGACCGGCAGCAGCGTGAGCACCAGGGCGAGGTTGAGGCGTTGGCGGGTGTGTTGAGCAGCGCGGGCGAAGCCTTGCGTAAGCAGTCTGTCTTGCTTGAACGGCTGGGGCACCACCTATCAGACGGAGTGCTGGACCACGGCGAGGTGGCCGAGTGTAAACAGCTGATTCAGCGCGTTTACGGCGCGTTGTTGTTGCTGGAGCGCACACTGGACCACCACGTTGAGGGAGGGCCAGCCCATGGCTGATAACGTCGATATTGCCAACGATAACGTGCAGCGCTATCTGGACCAGAAACTGGCTGAGCGCTCGACCCGTGCCTTGCGCACGGTGGCGCCCGCGTGTGAAGACTGCGGCGACCTCATTGCATCAGAGCGCCTGGCAGCTTTGAGCGGCTGCGGTTGCATTCGCTGTTTGGACTGCCAGCAGTTGTTTGAGCACAAGCAAAAGGGGGTACGCCATGGCTGAAGTACATGAGCTGTTGGAAGATGTGTTGGCGCAACTGCGCGATGCCGGGCTGGACCCGGACACGCCGCTTGAAATTGGTGTGCGCACCCGCTGCAAGGCGAAAGGCGACCAGGGCAAGGCCCGCACCGGGTTTTATGTGATTTATGAGCACCGCAACGATGGGCGAACGTTCTATGCGGGGGCGTTCGGATCTTGGCGTGAGGGCAGCAAAGGCGACTTTCACAAGTTGAAGCCTGTTGGCGGCCGCATGAGCGAGGAAGACCGCAAGGTCATCAAGGCGCGGATTGATGCCACCAAAAAGCGCGAGGCGGCCAAGCAGGCGGCACGACACGCACGGGCAGGACGGCGCGCTGCTGCCATGTGGAAGACGCTGCCAGAACGTGGCCGGTCTGCCTACCTGGAGCGCAAACAGGTAACCGCGCTGGGCGTGAAGTTTGGCCGCAAGCCGGGCACGGCATTGGTGCCCATGCTGAACGTGCGCGACCAAGTGGTGGGTTTGCAGATTCTGTTTGATCAGCCGGATGAAGACGGCCTGAGCAAACGCTATTGGCCGCCCGGCCTGCAGAAAGAGGGTGCGTTCTGCCTGATTGGGCCGCATCCAGAGCCGGGCGAAGCGGTGCTGTTGTGTGAGGGCTACGCCACCGGCGCAAGCCTGCACTTGGCCACCGGTATGTGTGTGGCGATTGCCTTTGATGCGGGCAACCTGATGCCGGTGGCCGAGGCGATGCGCGAGCGCTACCCCGGCCGACAGTTTGTGTTTTGCGCTGATGACGACTGGAAGACCACTAACGCCAAAGGCGAGCCTTGGAATCCGGGGCAGGAGAAGGCCGAGAACGCAGCGGCAGTGGTGGGTGGCCGTGTGGTCATGCCGCTGTTTGAGGGCGAGCGGGAAGACAAATGGACCGATTTTAACGACCTGCACGTGGCTGAGGGCATTGAGGCGGTGCGTCGGCAGGTGATGGCGGTGGTGCGGCCCCGTGCCGAAGGCGGCTGGCGGGAGCACTTGCACCGCAGCAATACCGGGGCACTGGTGGCGCATGTGGTGAACGTGGCGCTGATTCTGGCGAACGATGAGCGCTGGGCCGGGGTGATTGCCGAGGATATTTTCAGCTCCAAGACGGTGAAGCGCCGGGCCACGCCTTATGGCGGCAAGGCAGGGGAGTGGAGTGACCTGGACGACACCCGCACGGCGATCTGGCTGGCCGAGCAGTACGGCTTGCGGGTGAAGGCGCTGACGGTGCTGGAGGCGGTGGGTGTGGTTGCCCATGAGCACCAGTGGCACCCGGTGCGTGAATACCTGGCCAGCCTGCGCTGGGATGGTGTGCCGCGCTTGCGTAGCTGGTTGCGTACCTATCTGGGTGGCCGAGCATTGGCAGACCGCGAGGATTACCCGGACATCATGGGTATGCGTTACCTGGTGTCTGCTGTTGCGCGGGTGATGAAGCCGGGCGCCAAGGCGGATTGCGTGATCATCCTTGAGGGTTTGCAGGGGCGGGGTAAGTCCACTGCGCTGTCGATTCTCGGTGGTGAGTGGTTCATGGATACGCCGTTTCCGCTGGGGGACAAAGAAGCGTTTCAGCAGATCCGCGGCAAGTGGCTGATCGAGCTGGGTGAGCTGGATGCGTTCAACAAGGTTGAGAGCACCAAGGCGAAGCAGTTCTTCGGGGCGACGACGGATACCTTCCGAGCCAGTTATGCCCGGCGCACGGTGGATGTGCCCAGGCAGTGCGTGTTTGCCGGTACCACTAACCAGGACGAATACCTGCGCGACCCAACGGGTAACCGCCGTTATTGGCCGGTGGACTGCACCAAGGTCGATCTGACGGGTCTGGCCGAGGTGCGCGACCAGTTGTGGGCAGAAGCCTACGAGCTGTATCTGGCTGGCGAGCCGTGGTGGCCGCAGAGTGACGAGATGGACATGTTCACCGCTGAACAGGATCTGCGCTTTCAGGGGGATGCCTGGGAGGCGCGGATTGTGAAGTGGCTGGAAGACAACCCCTGTGAGTCGGTCACCAGTGATGTGCTGCTGGAAAAGGCGCTGAACATGGACCCCGGCCACTGGGGCAGGCCAGAGCAGACGCGCATTGGCCAGGTAATGCACCGGCTACGGTGGCGCCGGCGGCGGCTGGCACCGCAGGGGCGCTATGGAATTCGGCCTTACGCGTACTTGCGGCCAGATGACTGGAAGGCATGGGCGCATCAGGCCTCGACACCGAGGGAGCCGGTGTTATGATTCGCGCTATCGATGACATGTTGCGCCTGTGGGCAGCAGAGCTGCATCCTCCTGACGGGGTGTGGCTTGAGTCTGGAGGCCAGTGCAGTAGCCCGCTGGGGGCGTTGATTGACGCTAAGGGCGTGATGATCCGCAGTACGCGGGGTAGCCGTGTGTTGCTGGACGAGTCGGCCGATATTGAGCTGATCGTGAACAAGCATCTGCCGCTCAAGGAATCGCAGGTGGTATGGGAGCACTACGTAAATCATGACAGTTTTGAGTACCAGCGCCTGGAGGCGTGTGGCTGTAGTCGAGCCCAGTTTTACAGGCGATTGCACATGGCTCATGTGCTGATACAGCAGGCTTTGTTGAACAGGAAGCGCGCCGCATGAGGCGCGCTTTTTTGTTTGTGTCCCACATCCCCACCTGCGTTTTGAGGTCGGGCAGCGTGGAGGCCGCGCATTCTCTGGGTGTGTCCAACACCCTACCGTTTACCCCCGCCCCCCGTGCGTGCGGGTACATGTGTGCGCCTACGCGCGCACGCGTGCATGCGCGCACATATTTATTATCCCCTTACAGGTAGGGAAGTGGGACACAGTCAGTAAGGATGTGGGGTTGCGCTGTGTTGAACCTCTGACAAAGGTGGGGCATGTGGGTCAGGCGCCGCAGGCGCCAAAGCCAGATTGGGAATACTCGCGGTGTTCTCGCGGTACATTGGCGGCACACTGCGGGTGCACTGATGGTGTGGCAGTAAACCTGCCTTGCTGCCATGAGAATCAGGGGGTATAAATCCCGTAACTTCAAAGAAGTCTGCAAACACAACCCGGCCAACGCGCCGGGTTTTTTGTTTCTGGTGCCCGGCGGTTGCTGATTCTGCCAAGGACGCGGTGCCACCCAATCATGGCAGCCCAGTGGGGGCTTTTACCCAGCCAAGCGGCTGGGGTTTTTTATTCAACGCGCGGAGGCCGCATGTCTGACCCAAGCAACCCTGCACCCATCGGCAAGGCGATTGCCGAGATTCCGCTGTGGATGGCGATTCTCCTGGCGCTGGCATCCGGCTTGAGTGGCGAGATGTTGCGAGCCTCTGCGCTGATCAATCTGAGCTGGAAGCAGATTGCTGCCCGTATCGGCATGCGCTTCGGTGCTGCCGGACTGGTTGGTATTGCAGTGTTCATGGCGGCATTTGCCCTGGCAGTGCATCCGTACTTAAGCGCGGCGCTGTGTATCTTCTCGGCCATGCTGGGCGGCGATGTCGCCAGCAGCTTGTTTGAGCGCTGGGCGGCTAAACGTGCAGGGGTTTGTGAGGTGCCTCCACATGGGCGAACAGGGCAAGACCAGTAAGATCACGAGCAGCGCGGCCAAGGGATACGACTACCGATGGCAGAAGGCGCGACTGGTCTGGTTGGCCGAGCATCCGCTATGTGCAGAGTGCAAGCGGCATGGCCGGGTGACGCCCGCCACGGTGGTTGACCATAAGGTACCGCACCGGCTTGGCCAGGCGCTGGCGAGTGGTTGCAAGCTGGCAATAGCTGCAGCCCGCAAGTTGTTCTGGGATCGGAAGAACTGGCAGTCACTCTGCAAGCAATGCCACGACAGCTACAAGCAGCGGGTCGAGAAGTCCGGCGAGCCTGGCTGCTCGGCTGATGGCATCCCGCGCAACGCCAGCCACCATTGGAATCTGTGAGCCGGCAGGGGTGGGGGCACCCAAAAGCCCTCAATCGACGCACTCTCGAACGACGGGGGGAACCTCGTTTATGTGAGCGGGAAAAATGGGGGTGGCCCCCTTTGCTGAGGGGTGCGCCCCTGTGTGAAATCTGAGGTGATTTATGGCTGGAAATGCAAATTCTGGTCGGCACGCCAAGCCGGCTATTGTGCATGTTCTGACCGGCAATAAGTCGAAACTGCCAGCGCATAAGCTGCAGGATGAGATGCAGGCCAGCCCGCTGCCAGTGGAAGTGCCTGCGCCGCCGGACTGGCTCGACGATGATGCATGTGCTGAGTGGGAGCGAGTGGGCCCTGACTTGGTATTGCTCGGTTTGGTGACCAGGCTCGACCGGCAGGCGCTGGCCCAATACTGCGAGGCGGTTAGTGACTACCGCCGCTGGACGTTGAAGATCCAGCGCTTGAACGATGAGTTGGAAGGCCGTGGTGATGTGATGACTTACCGTACCGGTGCCAAAGACTTGTCCATCTGGCGCAAGCTGCGTAACGACGCCGAACGCCGCGCTGACGCGGCTGGGGCGAAATTCGGTTTTAGTCCGCTTGCGCGGCGCAACCTGCGAGCGCAATTGCAGGCCCCGCAAGGTGAGCTGTTCCCCAATGAGCAAAAAGAGATCGCGCAGAAGTACTTCTGATCGCGTAACCCAGTTTGCCAAGCAGGTGGTGGCCGGCGAGATCATTGCCGGACCGCATGTGCGTGATGCCTGCAAGCGGCACCTGCATGATCTGGCGACCGCCAATGAGCGTGGGTTGCGCTGGGATCTGAGTCTGGCGCAGCGGGCGATTGGCTACTTTGAGGATGTGCTGCGCCTCAATGGTGGGCAGTTCGAGGGCAAGCCCTTTGAAGTTCTGCCCTGGCAGGCGTTCGTGGTTGGTTCGCTATTCGGTTGGCTGGGCGCAGACGGCTTCAGGCGATTCCGCACTGGGTACGTTGAGACAGCGAAGGGCTCGGGCAAGTCGCCGCTGGCGGCAGGCATTGGGCTTTACGGGTTGACCAGCGACGGTGAGGCTCGCGCCGAGATCTACGCTGCCGCGACGAAGAAGGACCAGGCACAGATTTTGTTCCGCGATGCAGTGGCGATGGTTGACCAATCGCCGCTGCTGGCGGAGCGCCTGGAGAAGTCTGGCGCGCCCGGGCGGGAGTTCAACCTGGCTCACCTTCGGTCAGGCAGCTTTTTCCGCACGGTTGCTGCTGACGATGGGCAATCAGGCCCGCGCCCACATATTGCGCTGCTCGATGAGATTCATGAGCACAAGAGCGGCATGGTGGTGAACATGATGCGCGCCGGTACCAAGAACCGGACTCAGGCGCTGATCTTCATGATCACCAACAGTGGCACCAACAAGCAGAGCGTGTGCTGGGAGTACCACGAGTACGGGGCCAAGGTAAGCGCTGCCGGTGCGGCGGGTGCTATGCCGGGTGATCCGTACTATGACGACAGTTTCTTTGCGTTCATCTGCTCGGTAGATGAGGCCGATGATCCATTCCAGGATGAACGTTGCTGGGCGAAGGCCAACCCGAGTCTTGAGCATGGCATACCGGGCATGAAGTATTTGCGTGAGCAGGTGACTGAGGCGCGAGGCATGCCAAGCAAAGAGGCGACCGTGCGGCGGCTGAATTTCTGCCAGTGGGTTGAATCTGCGAGCCCATGGATCAGCGGTGACGTGTGGCTGGGTGCCCGCGATGAGTATGCTGCTGAGCAGTTACGAGGCCGCCGATGCTATGGGGGGCTGGACCTGTCCAGCACCCAGGATCTGACGGCTCTGGTTTTGTTGTTCGAGCCTGACGACAGCGACCCGCATTGGCGGCTGCTGCCGTACTTCTGGTTGCCAGAAGACGGGTTGGCCGAGAAGGCTGACCGGGACCGTGTGCCCTACACCACTTGGCAGGACCACGGCTGGTTGCAGACCACGCCGGGCAGGGCGATCAGTAAGTTGTTTGTGCTGCACCAGTTGGTCGAAGTGGCTGACAAGTTCGACCTGCAGGGCATCGCTTATGACCGTTGGCGCATTGAAGACCTCAAGCAAATGATTGCCGATGAGGGCTTGGTGCTGCCGGAGTTTCATGCTTTTGGTCAGGGCTACAAAGACATGGGGCCAGCGCTGGATGAGTTCGAGCGGCTGTTGATCGGTGGCGCTCTGAGGCACAACGGCAACCCGGTAATGACCTGGTGCGCGGCCAACGCTGTAACAGCACAGGATCCTGCGGGCAACCGCAAGATTGCCAAAGATAAGGCCACGGGCCGTGTAGACGGTATTGTTGCCGGCGTCATGGCCGCTGGCAGAAGTATTGCGCCGCCCCCTGAAGCAGAACCGGAGGCCGGCATCATCCTGTTGTGAGGTCTTCATGTTCGGAAAAAAACGCCGCGAGCAGCAGGCCCAGGTAGAGCAACTGACTACCCGACTGGCCGAGCTGGAAGGCCAGATCCAGAATAGCGGCGGCATGGTAAGCACCAGTGACCGCGAGGCGATTCTTGAGCTGTTCAATGTGCAGCCCAGCTATGCCGGCCCAACCGTAAATTCGCAGACTGCAATGAAGGCCTCGGCGGTTTACGCGAGCGTGGCGCTGATTGCGGGCGCCATTGCCTCGCTACCCATTCCGGCTTATCAGCGGACGGCTGATGGCCGTGAGAGGGTTGATCATCCGGTGTGGTATCTGCTGAACGAGCAGTTCACCCCGAGCTTCAGTGCCTTCGCTGCCTGGGAGTATCTGATCAGTTGCAAGCTGCTGCGCGGCGACAGCTATGCATGGCTGGTGCGTAACAGAGCCGGGGAGCCAGAGGAAATCATACCGCTACCATGGACGCAGACGCTGGTTGAGCGGCGAGGTGGGCGCAACGTTTATTACTTCGAGCTTGACGGCGAGTACTTCGGGGTAGACCAGGAAGACATTCTGCACTTTCACAGCCTGGGTTTTGACGGGGTCAAGAGTCCGTCGGTGATCGGCCTGGCGGGTCGGCAGAGCATTGGGGTGGCGCTGGCAGCGGAGGAATACAGTGCCCGTTTTTTCAGCAACGGCGCCCGTCCTGACTTTGCTATCAAGCACCCCGGCAACCCGGGCACGGATCAGGTAAACCTGATGCGTGAGAAATGGCTGGAGCGGCACCAGGGGGGTAGTCGTAGCCACTTGCCGGCAATGCTCACAGGTGGTGCCGATATCAAGGAGCTGACCATGTCTGCCGAGGACAGCCAGTTATTGGAAACTCGGCGCTGGCAGGTGGTGGATATTGCTCGGATCTTTGGTGTGCCGGCGCACATGATCGGTGAGCATGAGAAATCCAGCAGTTGGGGCAGCGGTATTGAGCAGTTGGGTATCGGCTTTGTGCGCTGGACGCTGAACCGTCACCTGCGGCCGATTGAGCAAGAGCTGAACCGCAAGTTGTGGCCGCGCAGTGCTCGCTATTTTTGTGAGTTCAACCGCCAAGGGCTGCTGGCTGGTGACAGTAAGGCCGAGGCCGAGTATCTGGGCAAGGCGCTCGGTGGTCCTGGATCGCAGGGCTACATGACGGTCAACGAAGTGCGCCGTATCAAAAATCTGCCGCCCATAGCTGGTGGCGACAAGCTTATTTGGGCGGGAGAAAAGGCTAATGAAAAACCGGCTGCTGAAACTGGTTCAGGACAACCTGAAAGCGGAGAAGAAGTTTGAAATCCGCGCCGAGGGTGAAACGCCTGAGATTTTCTTGTACGACGCTATTGGCGATTGGTACGGCATCAGTGCTGAAAGTATTGTGCGCGCCCTGCGCGACTTCGATGGACAGGATGTGCTGTTACGGATCAATAGTCCGGGCGGTGATGTGTTCGAGGGTCGTGCGATGGCCACTGCTATTCAGCAGCACAGGGGGCGGGTTACTGCGCAGATTGACGGTCTGGCCGCAAGCGCTGCCACTTATGTAGCTACGGCGGCGGCAGAGGTACGTATCAGCCAGGGTGCGTTCTTCATGATTCACAACGCCTGGACGCTGGCCATTGGCAATGCTGATGAGCTTGAAGTCACGGCAGGCTTGCTGCGTAAGGTGGACGGCAGCATCGTCAACGATTACATGCTCAAGACTGACAAGGACGAAGCTCAGATTCGTGAGTGGATGAAGGCTGAAACCTGGTTCACTGCGGATGAGGCGGTAGAACACGGCTTTGCCGACAGCCTGCTGGAAGGGCAAGGCGCGGCCTTGGCAAATCGTTGGAACCTGGGCGCCTACAACAACACCCCCGCCGCCCTGCTGGCCAGCAAGCGGCAAACCGAGCAGCCACAGTATGACCGGGCCATGGCTGAGCGTCGTCTGGCTCTGCTGGAAAGCCTTGCAGCGTAGCGGGCTCCCGCACGCAGCACTCACACCGCCATCTGGCGGTTTTTTTGTATCTGAAAACCGGAGAACGACTCTATGAGTATCCAAGCCAAGCGGGAGCAGCGCCGTAAGTTGGCCGAGCAAACCCGTGCCCTTATGGACGCCAACCCGGCTGATAGCTGGGGGCAGGAGCAACAGCAACAGTATGACAATCTGGTGGCTGAGATTGACCGCCTGGACGCTGACATTGAGCGCACCCAGAAGGTGCTCGACATTGAAGCCAAGGAAAAGCTTACCACCCGCCAACGCGCCGAGCGCGAGGGTATCAGTGACGACGAAGCCACCCAGCGTAGCTTGGAAGACAAGGCCGTTTTCCGCTCCTGGCTGGCTGGCGGCATTGATGCGCTTACCCCCGAGCAACGCGAGCTCGTAGCTAAGCGCCGCGAGGATCTGCGCAACGCTATGAGCACCGGTGTTCCGGCCGAGGGTGGCTATCTGGTGCCCCGTGAGTTCAGTGCCACTCTGCTGGAAGCGCTCAAGGCCTACGGCGGAATGCGCGAAGTGGCGCAGGTGATTCGCACCGAATCTGGTGCGGCTATGGACTTTCCGACCACTGACGCAACCTCGGAAGAGGGTGAAATCATCGGCGAGAACGTCGAGGTTGACCGCGAGGATGCAACCTTCGGCACTCTGCCGCATGTGGTCTACAAGTTCAGCTCTAAGGACATTGCGGTACCTTTTGAGCTGCTTCAGGACAGCGCTATTGATATCGAGGCGCACATTCGTGAGCGTCTGGTTCAGCGCTTGGGACGTGTCACCAACCGCATGTTTACCACGGGCACTGGTGCTGGTCAGCCGCACGGCATTGTGACCGGCGCGGCTGCTGGCAAGATCGGTGCAACTGGTCAGGCCACCAGTATCACCTGGGAGGATCTGATCGATCTGGAACACTCAGTTGATCCGGCCTATCGCAGTGGTGGTGCAGCCTTCATGTTCCACGACAACACTCTGCGCGAGCTGAAGAAGCTCAAGGACAACGAGGGTCGTCCGATCTGGTTGCCTGGTGTATCGGCCAGCGAGCCGGATGTGTTGGCTGGCTACCGCTACAGCATCAACCAGCATATGCCGGTGATGGCGGCTGGTAACAAGTCGGTGCTGTTCGGTGACTTCAGCCGCTACATCATCCGCGATGTGATGCAGGTTGCCCTGTTCCGAATGAGCGATAGCGCTTTCACCCGCAAGGGGCAGGTCGGCTTCCTGGCGTTCATGCGCAGCGGTGGTCGCCTGATGGATGTTGGTGGGGCAATCAAGGCGTACCAGAACTCTGCGTCGTGATGATGCCGATACGGGGCTGCATCGCAGCTCCGTGCTTAGTCTCAATCTGACAGGAGCCAGATCATGGCCGCGAAGAAAGTGAAGTGCCTTGTGCTGCTCGATGAGCCGGCGCACGGGCTCAAGTGTGGGCAGGTGGTTGAGCTGGATGCCGCACTGGCGCAGCAGCTTGAAGCCGCCAAGCGAGTGGATACCAGTGCTGCCGCATTGAAGGCAGCCATTGCAGCCCAGCCGCTACAAATCGTCGACAGCGTGATTGAAGACGATGGCAATCAGCAGCCTGCTGGTGGCCAACAGCCTGGGGAGTAACAGCTATGCACCTGACGCTCATCAGCGGCCCGGAACAGGAGCCGCTGACCTTGGCCGATGCCAAGCTGCAGTGCCGCGTCCGCCACGACAAGATGGATGCGCGACTGGAGCAACTGATTCGCAGTGTGCGGCAGCAGGCCGAGAAGCGCACCGGTCGGGCGCTGATTACCCAGGAATGGGAGCAGCATGCCTTACATGCTCCGGGGCGTATCCCTCTGGTGCGCTGGCCAGTGCAAAGCGTTGGGCAGGTGAGCGTTGATGGTGTTGTGTTGGACCAGACGCTGTATGAGGTGCACGCCGGAGATCGTGCGTGTGTACTGCCGGCCGATGGCAGCAGTTGGTTGGGCCGTGATGTTCGTGTGCGCTATCTGGCCGGCTACGGCGATGAGCCTGCCGATGTGCCGGGTCCGATTGTGGACTGGATGCTGATGCGCTTGGCAGCGCTGTATGAGAACGCTAGTGGCGTGGTGGTTGGAACCATTACAGCGGAACTTGGTTTTGTTGACGGCTTGCTGACCGACTACGAGGTGCCCGCATGAGGTCTGGCCAACTGGATACCCCGGCAGATGTACTTGAGCTGACACACGGCCTGCATCCTGCAACGCTCGGTTGGGTATGGGTTGGCATTCGTGCCAGAGAGGGCGACGTGGCACCCGCTCGCGGCTTGCGCAGTAGTGCGCAGGTTCAGGTGCGCGCCTGGTGGGATGACAGCTTGGTGCCGGGCCGGTACCTGCGCGCTGAGCATCGGCTGCTGTTGATTGATGACGTGCGCGACATTACCGGGCAGCAGGTAGAAATGCAGCTGGCCTGCTCGGAGTTGATCGGTCAGCCCGGAGAGTATCGAGCCGAGGGCCAGCCGCCCAGGTCTTGCCGTATCTGCTTAATCCATTCCGCTCCTGTGGTTGACGAAGCTGGGCGCGTCACGGACTACCAGACTCGTGCTGAGGTCGCGTTGATTGAGGCAGGTCGGCCTCAGATTGGTGACCAGTTGGTTGTCGGTGATGTGACCTACAACGTGATCGCTTACGACGATGGGTCGGACGATGGTGTGGTGCGTGGCTTGTGGCTGGAGGCGCAGTGATGGAGCTGGGGATCAAGTTGCAGGGTGTGCCGTTTGCAGAGGCCCGGCTGGCAACAGTTAATCGCAGCATTGAGCCGGTGCTGCGGGGGGCGCTGAACACTACTGCGACCAGCGCCCGGCGTGAGCGCTATACCAAGCCGCTGCGGGTGGCATTGCCATCGCGGCGCTTGAATCGTCGTTTGGTGATCAAGCGGGCGCGGCGGGGGCGCATGGATGCGCGCATCATCCCATCCAGCTCGGGCATTGCTGTTACCGAGTATTCGCGCTGGGGTTTTGACCCAATTGATCGGACCCGTGCGCGGGTGTGGGTGATGGGGCCGTCGGGCAAGAAGATCGCTGCGGGCTTTGTTAATCCTTCGGGCCGCAGGCAAGCGCCGCTTGGTACGCGTAGCGAGAAGCGCGGAGCCAAGCGCACCTACACCTACCAGCGGGCACTGGGCGAGGCGCTGGCCCCGTCTGCTGCGTTCTGGTTCAAGCAGTTGTCTGGTGGCGCTACGGTGCGTTGGGTCAATGGGTTTTTACAGCGCGAGTTCGAGCGGCGCATCAGGCTTGAAATTGCCAAGGGGGTGAGATGAGTGAGGGTGCAAATCTGACGGATGCCATTGTGCAGTGCCTGGGCGAGATTAGCCCGGCCAATGGTTTCCACACTGACATCAAGGCTGTGTATGGGCCCTTGGAATCCAAGCCGGACAAGGCGCCACTGCCTTGCCTGCTGGTCAGTCTGCCGGACGACGGTATGGAGGAAATGGTTGGCCCGACGGTTAAGCGCCTGGCCACCTATGTGGTAGAGGCGCAGTTCAGTCGCGTGGCCAGTCTGCAGGATATGCAGCGCTGCCACCACGACATTCTGCGCGCTCTTGGCTATGGGCAGTACCAACCAGAGCGACCGCTAAAGCCCGGCGCTGTTGAAGAGGAAAGCGTGGAGTACGACCAGGCCTTGGACGGGGCTACGCAGCGTGCTGCGAAATGCAGGCTTCAGGTGCGCTACATCGAGCATTACTGATTACTTAATTTGAAACCCGCTTTGGCGGTTTTATATGACCAGAGGAATTCACCATGGCTGATACTCGTGGCGCCTTTATTGGCAGCGGCAAGATTTACCTTGCTGACATTGAAACGCCTGAAAAACTGATTTTTATTGGCAACTGTTCTGCTCTGAGCTATGAGCCAGATGTTGAAGATATGGTTTTGCCGGACTACACAACTCCTGGGGGTGGAACAGACTCAAGCGTTTCGCGGATTACGGCAATGAATATTGCTTACACTGCGCATCATTTCAATAAAGCCAACATCGCACGGGCGCTGAGGGCTAAGGTGAGTGATGTGCCTGGCGGTAACGCTGTGGATGAGCCGCACACTGCTTATCATGGGGCGCTTGTCAAAACCAAGTTCCCTAAGCCGAGCGCTGTTGTTGTGAAAAATCAGGCAGGCGATGTGACGTATTTGCTTGATGAGGACTACATCATTTCGGATGCCGGTATCGAAGTGCTGGAAGCTGGTAGCATTCCTGATGAGTCCCAAATCACGGTGTCATATTCGTACCCTGCCCATGCCGATATTCAGGGAATGACTGCAAGCAATCGGAAGTTCCGGCAGGTGTTCGTGGGGCTGAATGAGGCGCGCAGTGGTAAACCGATGATTGTGGATGTGCATCGTATCTCGCACAGCCCTGCAACTCTGGGTCTGATCGGCAGTGATTATGGTGCGATGGAGTTCAGCGGTAAGGCGGAGAAAGACCCAACCAAGATTGGTACTGATGTGAGTCAGTTCCTCTATGTTCAGGACGTCGATTGAACATGGCGAGTATATGACGTGCCTCTGGCATTGGACTATGATCCTCCCTGGGTTGATCAGGGAGGGGTGACTATGCGCGTAATGGCATTTTTTATACTGCTGATGGTTGCTGGCTGGGCGCATGCGGCAACCGTTTATCGCTGTGAGGATGCTGCTGGTCGAGCGGTATTTTCGCAGACGCCGTGTTCTGGTTCTGCTGCTGAAGAGGTGCAGATCCGCAGAAATGAAATTGGTGGGACGCTGGGGCCGACTGAAGGCTATCACCGGGAGCAAGAGTTGCGCCGGTTGAGTGGGGAGCGACGAGAGATTGAGAGGCGTTACGAAAGGGCTTTGTCCGATATCGAGCGAGGGGCGTGCCGAGAGTTCAATAGCACCGACCTACGGACCATGATCATCAAGAATCAAGTTGTTGAAGGTATGACTCAAGCTGATGCATTGCGGGCTTGGGGTAGGCCAAGCAGCGTCAATGGCAGCCAGCACGCATACCATTGGCCGCGAGGTGGTTCATCTTATTTCTATGTGAGAAATGGTTGCGTTACTACGGTGCAGGGTACTTATCAACGTTAGTTTAAGTTCAAGCACAAACCCGCCTCGGCGGGTTTTTTTGTGCCCGGAGATTGTATGTCTAACCTGAATATCCTTTTCCCGGAGCCGGGCGAAGTAGTGCTGGCCGGCAAGCCTGTGAAGCTCAAGCCGGTAACGCTTGAACACTTTGAGCTGTATGGCCAGGCAGCGGCTGAACTGATGGGACTGCTAAGCAACGCGAATGTGCAGCAGATCAACCGGTATGCCGCCACGCATGCCGGCCAACTGCAGAAGGTGCTGGCGGTGACGACTGACCTGAGCTGGTGGCAGCGCAAGCGTTTGCCAGCAACGGTGGCTGTGCAGTTGCTGGTTGCTGTGGTAGCTGAGAATGCTGGTTTTTTCGGCGAAGCTCTGCCCGCAATGGTCGACAAGCTGAATGGAGCGAAATCGTTCAGCGACTGATACGGGCAGGGCACCACCTGCAGGACATTAGAGGTTACACCCTGGCGCAGATCGAGGCATTCAATAAGGCCATTGCCGTCGAGGATCGGGCTGCTAACCGCATCGCTCTGATTGCCGCGCGTGCAGCGCAGGTGTCTGGGGCTGACTTCCGCAAGGTCATGAAGGATATCGGGTAATGTCCAGAGTCAAGACTCAGCTTGTCATTGAGGGTAAGAACAGCACCCGTCAGACGTTCAAGGAAGTCAGCGATGATCTGAATAGCCTTGAGCAGCAATTGAAAACTGCTGGTCGAGCGATCAAGGCTTATTTCAGTGTTCAGGCTTTGTCAGGGGCTTTGCGCTCGGTAACCAGAATTTCTGATTCTTGGGTTGAGATGACCGACCGGCTGAAGATAGCCACCGGGACTCAGGAGGACTACGAGCGCAGTCTTGATCGCATTCGTGATATCAGCGACCGCACCTTTACCAGTATGGCTAACAACGCTGAGTTGTTTATCAACTCTCTGCAGCCGTTGCGCGAGCGTGGTTTTACTGACAATGAAATCCTGAACTTTACCGAAGCGGTGAACCTAGGGTTGGTTGCTAGTGCTGCCAAGGGGCAGGCCGCCGAGGCGGTTATTCAGCAAGTGAGCCGTGCGATGCAGCAGGGCGTGCTGCGGGGTGATGCTTTTAATGCCGTAATTGAACGGACTCCAGCTTTGGCTGAGGCGCTGGCCCGTGGCCTGGGGGTTACAAGGCAAGAGCTGATCCGCTTGGCGTCGGCAGGAGAGTTGACCAGTGAGAAGGTTATTCCAGCGATCAACAGCCAGCTGGATAGCCTGGGTGATGCTGTAGATGGCATGAATATCACCGTTGGCGACGCAATGGTGCAGATTGAGCGGGCTATTCAGGAGGCTGTTGGTCAAACGGATATGGCGCCATTGATTGAGGCGCTGGGTGAACTCAAAAAAACCCTGTCAGACCCTGTTGTTGTTGAAAACATCGTCAGGCTGACTTCTGCTCTTGTGAATCTTGCGGCCTTGTCGGTTGAGGCTGGGAGTGGGGTTGTGACGCTGGGTGATGACCTGGGTTACATCGCGGCCCGCATTCTGGGAGGGGTTTCTGATCTTGATCGTGCCAACAAGGAAATTCAAAAGCTGGAGGCTGCCGCCAATGGGTGGGGCATTCTCGATCTTTGGCTGAGTGATGCTGAGATTGAGCGGCGATTGGCTGCGTGGCGGGAATACAGGGATGCCTTGATCGAGCAGCAAACAGGGATGAGCGCAGAGTTGCGGGCTGTTGCTCAGCAGGCTGAGGCTGAGGCGAGAGAGTTGCATGATCGGCAACTGGCAGATTACCGGAAGTATCTAAGTGACCTGCGCACTCTCCAGGAGCAGCAGATTAAGGACGCTGAGACAGCGGCCAGGCGCCTGGTTTCACAGGAGCGAGCGGCCCAGCGTGATATTGAGAAGGTTCGCGCCGACAGGCTCAAGATTGAGCAGCGGTACCGGGATGCGCTGACAAAGCTCGGAGGCACTCAGGAGGCATCCTACGGGGCGGCGCAGGCGCTCAAGGCTGGAGCGCGACAAGCGCTTACCAGGGGGGATGTTGAAGATGCCCAGCGCCAAGCACAGGCTGCTCTGCAGATGTTGCAAGAGTTGGCCGAGGCTGGAGAGAACACCTATGGCTTTGCTGGCTTTATCAAAGAGCTTGAGGCCATTGAGCTGGCTGCTAATGACATAGAGCAGACCCGGGCCGAAGAGAAGCTGCAGGCCATTCGCTTGGAAATGGCAGACCTGGCCAAGCAGGCTGAGGAACTCAAAAGCACTTCTATCTCCTTTGAGATGGATGAAGCCAGCCTGAATAAAGTGCGTAGCCAGATCATGGAACTGGCCAGGCAGCTCGGTAATGAGCTGATATTGCCCGTGCGGGTCCAGGCTCCGGGTGGCGGTGACAGTTTGCCGGGGTACGCCAGCGGTGGTCTGATTCGCGGGCCGGGCACTGGCACCAGCGACAGCATTCTTATGTATGGCTCGAATGGTGAGTACATGATTCAGGCGGCTGCGGTACGCAAGTATGGAACTCACTTGCTGGACATGATCAACGGTATGCAGTTGCCACGCTTCGCTGATGGTGGCCTGGTGGGTGATTTTAATCCTCCTGCCTCTGGTGCGCCTTTGCACCTATCTCTTGATGGGAAGCCTTTCGAACTGAGCGGTCAGCCACAGGTGCTTGATGAGCTGGCCCGCTTTGTGCGGCTGAGCAAATTGAAACGGAACTGACCTCATGCCTGAACTCATCCTCGGCGGCATCCCGGTGACGCTATGTTCCGGTGTGCCTGCCGTAAGCTATGACGCTCCCGACGGCTACACAGATGCAGTGCTGAGCGGTGGTCGACCGGTGCGCATGCGCCACTTCAAGAAAAGAACTATCACCATTACGGGCACTGGTTGGATAGATACCGGTCTGGACTCTCTTGACTGGGATGCTTACCACGAGCTGTGGAGCCCTGCCCCAATGCGGCTGAGTACAGTTCTGCCGCAGGCGACACTTACCAGTGACGCCCGACCGGATGAGTCGGTCATCGCAGAAGCGCTGGTGAGTGGACGCCGGGTGAGTACGCCAGTGGAGATGGTCGGCCGTGTGGCAAGCATGACCCCGGTAGCCGGTGCATCGCTGTATGAAGTCGTCTGGTACCCCCGGTTCACTGTGCTATGCACACCGCCACCCGCTAGCCTGGCTGACCGGGTTGTGAGTTGGCAGCTTTTCTGCCGCGAGGTTTGACATGCTCAATAGCAACCCTCTAAACAGTGGGCCGCTCAATAGGCTGTGGGGTGGGGCAAGCGGCGCGGCGGTGGAGCTGGAGCCCGGTGACAGCTTTGTATGGGATATAGCCCTGACGTTGGGTGGTACTGATGTGTCGGCCAGTCTGGCTGGGGCGGTGCGTATCAGCCGGCCAGAGCAGGGTGATAGCGTGTGCAGCTTTGCGCTTTGGCTTGGGCCAGATCCGGTGGACATCGCTGCCTACACAGGCATGCCGGTGCAACTGGATTTCGTGTTGTTGGGAGAGGCGCAAACCAGCGTGCGGCGGTTTACTGGCTACCTGGTGCAGCCAGAATTCGACGTACTCAGCCGGGTTCTGAGTTGCGAGGCGACAACACGCCTGGCCGACTCGATTGAGACTATGCCTTTTGAGCAGATAGATCTACTGGTTGGTGGCTGGTGGAGCGCCGATGTGTTTGAGCCGCGCGAAGGGCGCAGCCGCTGGGAATATGCCCAGGAGCGCCTGAGCACTCAAACCGTCAGTTTGAGCGTGACCATGAATGGTCAGCCGCGCATAACGAACTGGTACTCGGCGGGCACCAGCTATGTTTTCACTCAGGGCAGCACGCTGTATCAGTCGCTTGATGTGGCGTTGGCCTCGCTGAGTGATACCACGAATGTAGTCGAGCTGGAGTTGGATTATCGCTACACACGATACCGGCAGCGCTACCAGCGTTACAGTTGGCAGCACCCTGGTACCGGAGGACTTGTGGGGGTTCAGGGGCTGCTGGCATGGCGTGAGGACTCTACTGAGCTGCCGGACATACCCATGATCATTCAGGCTACGGAGCAGGCTGGGTGGTGGGTAGCTTATGCCGAGTGGTATCGCCTGCCGGGGGATCTGCCGAACCTGCCTCAGCCTTGGTACAACAAAAACACAGACCTTTTACTGGGGGCAGATTGGCGCGCTTCGATCCGCTGGACCCAGCGCGCGGTTGAGCGCTACCCGATACGGCTGGAGATCCCGGCTGCTGTCGCTGCTGTCGGTGAGGTGATTGCGCGCGAGCGTGTTGTTCTGGATACCGATACGGATAGTGACAGGCTGTGGGAGGAAAGCCGGGGAGCGGCTGGCGGGCTGGTTGGCGATGATGAGCCGGAAACCCAGCTGCCTCGGCGTGATCAGGCGCGCCTTGATAATGCAGTGCTGACTGCTTTGCACCGAGCGAAAGCGCAGTTGCTGGCCGCGCAGCGGGGCAACTTGGTCAGTTGGCAGATTCCGTTGGCTCATGCCTTGGGTGTGGATCTGGGGCAGCGCTTGAAACTGGATGATCAGGCTTGCATCACCGGTACTGTTACTGAGTTGACCGATGATCTGGACATGGACACCGGCGCGGCGTTGCTGACTATCACGTTGGCAGTCAGTCAAGGGGCAGAGAATGCGGTAGCTGATCCTCTCGTTGTACCGGATGCCCCCGCTTTTGTTGACGACTGGAGCCCAAATGTCCCGGTAGTACAGCCGACGCAGTTGGGGCTGCGTATAGAGAGTCCGCCTTATGACGAGTCGCTGCCGGGGTTTGCGGGTAACTATTCCATAGGCAATGGAGCGCCGGAAGACCGTTATCCGCGCCGTTTTGCTGTGGATACACCTGAGATACCGGCGCAGTGGCGTGATGAGATCGCCGCGAGCCAGTCATCCACCTATCGGGTGGCACCGCCAATTGATCTGTTGGAGATTTGACGATGACGCAGAGTGCGAATAATCAGCGTCAGGGGCAGCGGCTGCTCTCTGATCTGGCCGGGCTGATTCCGCCAGCTCGTGAGCCACGTCAATTACGCCAAGAGGAGCCGCGCGGAGCAATTCCAGGGCGGCGCGGCCAGGCTGAGGTAAACCTGCAACCGGGAACCGGGGAGGGCGGCGGCGCAGGTATCGCCAGCCCGTTGACAGAGGTTTCGCGCACTTACAGCGCCGAACCTGTGTTCCTTCCGACCATCGACGGCAGCGGCTATTTCCGTGTGCGGAAAATTGACTCTATGACCGTGCTGGACGCAGAGGGCCGGGAGATTGTGATCAACTTTGCCGAGGCCGGGAATCTATGAGCTGTGAGTTTAACTGGGAGGGGCCGCTGAGCATTGAGGCTATTGACCCGTACCCCTGGCATGGCCTGGTCTACTTTGATGCTGGTCAGAACTGGCTGATTCCGGATAATGGTCACCCGCCGCGCAACCTGCCCAACCCGCCGAACGTCTCCAGTTTTTCATTTTCTGAGTTGTACCGTGGTCGAAAAGATGCCGCGCTGTGGGACTTGGGCTTGCCTGAGCCGCCATTTTCACAGTGTTTGGATGACGCGGGGGCTGAGTCGCGCTCTGTGCGTCTGCTGGATATTGGGAGCGGCCTTATCTCTGTGAACGGGGTGCTCAGGAAGGTTGGCATTCGAGTCAAGGCTGATGGCGGAATTGGTGAACGTGAGCTTTATGATTTTGAGTACTCCGGCCCTGGTAATCCTCCTGCTCTTGCTGAGTTTGAAATTCCGTCCAGTATATTGTCTGGATATACCGTGTTGCGTCACCCTTATTTTGGGGATGATATCGTGCTTGGTGTTGGTGGATTAGTTCACCAGTTTGACCGGTCGCCAGACGGGTCACGGCGTTTGTATGGCTTGGTCGGTAGCTATGTTAGCGGCAGTGTCACCTACGCTTTTTATTACGGTGTTTTCGAAATTGTTATAAGCGCTGATGAAGATTGGAACTGGTCAGTTGATGTTGTAGTGATTGCCAATGCTGAAGCCTGTGTCGGCGAGTACAGTTACAATTGGGATGAAAATGCCTATATCTCTGGCATAGACAAAGACACTGGGCAATTGATCTCCTGGCGATATGCCCCTAGCCAGCCTGCAAGCTGGACCGTTGGTCCTGGTCAATCTTTTGATGTTCTAAAGCCATTTAGAGTGGGCTGGGTTGAATACACGGTTGCGCACTCGGGCGTTGTGCTCGGCGGTTGGTACAATGCTGCAGGAAGTGTCGAGCTGGTTCGGATGAGTTATTCATATAACTGGCTTGATGTGAGTGATATAGACGGCACATACGGGGAAAAGGAAACGCCTGATAGTGAGTATTATAACTTCGCAAGATATAGAGGCACCCGGCAGTGCAAGCGCAGTATGGTTGTTAATCTGAGTGCCGGAGGGAGCACCAAAAGTTATAACTATAGCTTTGATTATGTTCAGACAATGAATATTGATACCGTCTTCCGCGGCATCATTGATGGCGAAAGAATGTCTGGCACTGTTGAGCGAGATGTAATAGAGACCTTCGGTGAGCTTTCGCATGTAAGAGACGAAACTTTTACTTATACAAGCGAGACTCCATTTGAAATCCCGTTTGACCCCCAAAGTATTTACAGCATGGTGCCCAGGGAGCCGGGGTTGTATGCGCCATTTGCAATCGTGCGGCGCCCGGAACTTTCTTTTCCTTCGAGCATGATTGACTGCAAGCCAGCGGCTACGGGCTGCGGTAAAACGTTTGGCTTTGTTGCCGTGAACAAGCGGGACTCCGGGCAAAACCCCTGGAGTTCGGCCCTGGTCACGGGTGTGCTGACGCCGGCAGGGTCCGTCGGCGATGACTTTCATATCTCTTCGTATGCGGGCCGCCCGAGCGGCCCTTATGAGGAGGCCTATTACAACCCCATGACGGGCGAGACTGCTAGAGTGGTCGACTACCCTGACATTTTGATCGCCGGGTGGATCTGATGAATCTTTCTTTTCTAAACAACTTCAGTGCCCCGATAGTGCTGGACCCTGGCCCGGCGATTGTTGCCATTGACATCCCCGATGGCCTTTACCGCCTCACCCTGACAGACAGCCTGACAACGCCCACCCGCTGGGAGATTGTGCAGGCCACCGTCCAGGCCGGCCTGGCTGAGCTGGTGCGCGGGTTGGAAGGTACCGATGATCAACTCTGGCCGGAGGGTAGCTGGGCGTACTGCGCTATTACTGCGGGGGTGTTGCAGGACATTTTTGCCCGGCTGGCGGCGCTGGAGAATCCGCCGCAACCCCCGGAGGGTGAGCTTGAGTTCGTGTTTGTGGTGGGTGAGCTATCGGCTGAGTCTGAGTCGTATTCCCGGGTCTACGGATACCGGGCTGACCCGCTTGCCGGTGAGCTTCTGGCCGCGCCGGCCGAGGTTGCCGGGGTGGCTTTGAGTGTTTATGAGGTTGCATCCGACAGCTGGCTGGAGCCGGGCTGGGAGGCCCATGGGATCTATGCCTGGGGTGCTTGTGAAGGCTTGTTTCCGATCCAGTATTACGCGGTGGCGGGAACCGGGGTGCCGGCTGGGATGGTTGCTGAGCTTGTTGTTTGGCCGGCAGATGAGGGGGCCGAGTGGGAGATTATGTTCTCTGACATGGATGCATCTGCTGGTTGGACTGTTGGGCAGCAAGTCACGCTGACTCTGTCCCCGATAGACCCGCCTGAGTCTTTTGTTATCGATATAACTGTTGGGTCGTACAGTGAGGGCGGTTCTGTCGAGAAGGGATACCGGTCTGACACGTCGATGGGGTCTCTCAACTCGGCATCAACCGAGCTTGGTGGCATTGATGGGGTTGTGGTCACAGGGCTCTATGTTGTTGAGTCTGGCGACGATTACACCCTTAGAATTGAGGGGAGTAGCCCTGAATCACTGGCTCAGGATCAGGCTGCCCGCTACTACCTAAGCGGTCCCAGCTTGCCTTCTGGCGAGCAGGCGTTTCTGATTGATCACGAATCCAGCGGGCAGTTTTTCTGGTACTTCGATGTACCGCTTGAGCAGTCGGTGGCCTGGGCTGACGGGGCTAACGTTGTTGTCGCGTTGACGCCTAGTCTGATTTAACCGATTCCAGGCCTTTTTTAACTGGGGTGCGTGGCGGCTGGTGTGAGGGCTGCCAGTAAAAAAACCGGCCCCAGGGAGCCGGTAATCCAATCACTTGAAAGGTCAACTCGATGCGCTCGTGCTGACTTCCAAATAATGCTATAGCCAGCCTGAAACAAAATTGAACTATGTCTCATAACCCGCTGTGTGCGGGTTTTTTTGTGCCTGGAGAAAAATGATGACAGAAACGCTTGGACAGAAGCAGCGCCGCTTCACTCGAATGATCGGCCTGTTGATCGAGTATGCCTACCAGAATGGCTATGAGCTGACGTTCGGGGACGCATACCGCGACCCGCGAGTGCATGGGCAGGTTGGCGAAAAGAAGTCGTACAGCTCAGCGGGATCGCTGCACAAGCAGCGCCTGGCGGTGGACTTCAATTTGTTCCGTGACGGTCGGTACCTCACCCAAACAGAGGATCACCGGCTGTTGGGTGAGTATTGGGAGTCTCTGGGTGGCGCCTGGGGTGGGCGGTTCAATGATGGGAACCACTACTCCCTGGAGCATGATGGGCGGCGGTAGCTGCTACAGCTCGCACTTATAGCGCTCCAGTAACTCGATACCGAGGCGCTTAACCTCATCTCTGGCAATTTCGCGTTCCGCTTCTGTCAGTGCCTCGTTGTCGAACGCATCCGCATGCTTGGAGGAGTCGAGCAGGAGGGCCGCAACGTAGTCTTGCGCAATGCTGCGGGCAGTGCGACCCCTTACGATGGGTGTTTTTCTTAAGCGGTTGTTACTTGCCATCCTGCTCCTCCAGCTCGTCAGTATCGGCTGAGGTAAACGTAATGGCTCTGACCACTTTTTGCGAGTCATTGGCGATCTTGTAGATCACGTTGCCAGATCGCAGGTAGGTGTATCGCTGGTCAGCGATGACTAGCTGCCCGCTCAGATGTCCGTCAGGTGTGCTAATTACCTGCGTTTTATTTGCAGATTTTTGTGAGGATAGGCCCATTTCGGTTATCTCCTTATTAAATGCGCTACCTTCTCCGATACTGAGTATCCATATCGGGGCGAGCAGAAAAACCAGAGCGACTGTAGGTGCACTTGCGATAGTCAATACTGCGCCAAGCTCCTTGCTGATCTTGTTAGGGAAGTTATGAGTTATGACCCAGTAAATACACAGTGCGACTATTAAAAAAAGCACTATCAGCTTTAGCCAGAGTATGTTCTTGCTGCCGTGAAGAAACGCCTCGATGGCGAAGATGTAGCCATTTAGTAGCAAGGAGGGCAGCCCAATCTCTAGTTCAGAAATCTCAATGCCAACCTTGCCGAGATACCCCGCTAAGAAAAGGTAGCCTGCGCCGGCTAACAGGCCGTTTGTGGCAATCACGACCTTAGTGATGGTGCCTAAAAGCTCGCCGTTTTTTGGGGAAGCGGGTGGCTCTGTTGCTTCAGGTTGCTTTGCTGGTCGCTTCGGTATATCCCAACGCTTTTTTGTCATTCCCTGATCGCCCCTGAAAAAAACAGAGGTTATCACGCTCGCGTTTGTACCGGCAGATGCCTTGCTGCCATCCATGAGCCCGCACCCGCGGGCTTTTTTGTGCCTGGAGGAATCATGTTTGGAAACTGGAAATGGGCGGCTCAGCTTGTGGTCGCGGCTGGGTTGTTGGTGGTTGTGCTGTGGGCAGGGTGGTGGGCTGTGTCGCCGCGCATCGAGCTGCAGCGGTTGAGGGCCGAGACGGCCGAGCGGGATCTGGCCAAAGCCGATGAGCTTATCCAGGTGCAAGCAAGGGTGTTGGAAGGGCAGCAGCAGGAAATGGAGCGCATTGCGGAGATCGGCCGAGGGCTTGAGCTGCTGCGGCAGCAGGTGCGCCGCAATGCCGCTAATCAATCACAAGCGATAGAGGAACTGAAACGCAATGACCAAACTATTAGGCAGTATCTGTCTGAGCATGTGCCTGTTGAACTCGGGCTGCTCTACGCCCGCCCAGCCACAACCGATCCCGCAGCCTACCGTTCAGAAAGCACAGTGCAGCCTGGTGCCGTGCCTGCTGCCGGCACGCCAGCCGCTGGTAGTGAATGACGATTGGCGTAGGGCGTTGGATGAAGCGGAGAACGCCTTGCTTGCGTGTGCTGTGCAGGTCCGAGGGTGCATTGATCAGGAGGATTTCCATCCATAAAGGCATAGCGGATGGCGTGAGCCGGCGTTAATCTAGGAGCCCTAGACGTATATAGATGTCTGGGAGTCTTTGGATTGCGCCTCGGAAGGGATGCTGAATGTACAAGATTATTGATGTAGAAATACAGGGGTTCTGGGGAGAGTTTAAAGCGTTCTGCTCTTTCAATAACGATGTAAATATTGTTATTGGGCAGAATGGTACCGGCAAGACAACATTCATGAATATATTGAATGCTGTTCTATCGGTAGATGTTTCTGCTTTGGCGGAAAATGAGTTTGAGTCAGTGGTCGTGAAGCTTGGTCATGAGGGCAGCACACGAACTGTTCGTGTAACTAAGCATGACGATGTTCCGTTCGCGCTTGCTAAGTACAGCATCGGTCAGAAAAAATTTGCTTTGCCTTTGATTGGCGTCGATGAAATTCGAAGTGCGTCGCTATATCGGCGGCGCGCTGCTGAAGCGGCTCAAGTAATCAAGGATGAGCTGGCTGGGCTAGTGTCTCTGGCATCACTTTCGGTGTACAGGTTCAGGAATGCGCAAGAGTACGATGCGGGGGATCGAGGGGCGTATAATAGGAAGTTGCAAGGGCCTGTGGATGCTCGCTTGCAAGAGCTGATGCAGGGGTTGACTAAGTATCAGCTTGAGCTGTCACAGAAAGCAAGGGATATTTCTTATGAACTTCAGCGTGAAGTTCTTATGTCTTTGCTTTATCAGCAAGAGCCTAATCCGGCTAAGACAGGGTTTGCGTTGACTTACGATGCTGACTCTGAACGCAAAAATCTGATGTCTGCTTATAAGCAGCTGGGACTTTCTGGTGGTTCAGTTACCAAGAGAATTAACGAGCATGTAAAAGCCGTTGATGAGGCGGTTAGAGGGATTCGAAGCTGGTTGGATGATGAGCGGGAACGTAAGGAGCTTAAGGCGCGCGGTGAGCGAGTTGATCGAGTTGAGCGTGATGACCAGTTAGACTTTACTCCGATCGAGGCTTCCAGACGTATCAGTAAAGTTTACGAGTTATCGCTTCAAGCTGAGAAAGACAGCAAAGATGTTTTTAGTCAATTAGATCTCTTCCTGAAAATTATTTCTGACTTTATTGTTGGCAAGCGGTTTGAGTTTGATTCAGGGGTTCTGACAATTGTTGAGCCAAAAAAGTTCTCGGTTTCTAAGCTCTCCTCTGGTGAGAAACAACTTCTTATTTTGCTGACTGAAGCAGTGCTGCAGAGACAGGAGTCGTATATATTCTTGGCTGATGAGCCGGAGTTGTCTCTTCATATTGCATGGCAGCGGAGAGTCGTGCCTGCCATTAAAAGCCTTAATCCCAATGCGCAGGTAGTCGTGGCTACCCACTCCCCTGAAATTGCAAGTAAATATAAGGGGTCGATAATTGATATGGAGGATATCCTTCATGTCGTCTCTTGATTATTCTGCCGATGCAGAAAATGTGTTGAACTTTTTTTATCGATGCGACGTCGTTTTGTATGTTGAAGGGGATGACGATATACCCTTCTGGAAGGTAGTCTTTGATGAGTTGTCTGACGTGTCGGTTGAAGTGCTTCCCATGTATGGTGCACCAGAAGTTGACAGGAAAATAAATGAGATATTAGAAGCTGATCTTAAAGTTCTGGCAGCACGAGATTCGGACTTTATCCGTGCTTCAGGGCAGAATATTCAAGACCCTCGAATTCTCTACACCCACGGCTACTCTATCGAAAACTGCCTGTACAACGTTGAGTCAGTCGCAGAGATATCGTTCGTGTGGTGTCGTGCAGTGCGTGCAACCCAGGCTGACTGCGAACGGTGGTTTGAAGACGTCTTTCGGGCTGTGGAGCAGCTAGTGTTATACGACTGCGCAAATCATATTTACCAGCGCGGTGTTGCCGTGGTCCCCGATAACTGCACTAGGTTTATGGTGTCTGAGAAGTCGCCTGATTTTGATTTACAGAAGCTGCAAGCGCACCTTGCTAAGGTGGGAAAGCTTTTCTCAGCGGAGGAGCTTGCAGAGGCGGCTAAAAGAATCGCAGAGTCGAACGTAAGTACGAGAAATCTGATTCGGGGGCATTTCCTTGAAAGCTTGGTGCAGAAGTATGTTTCCAAGAATACCGGTGCATCAAATGCAAAGAAGAGTGTTTCATTTGATGCTCTTTATGCCAGTGCGGTTGGGTGTCTAAAGAACTCCATTAGACGCCGCCCTGAGTCTGCGTTCTATCAGCAAGCAGTAAATGAGGCTATTGGTGCTTTGGCCGATGCATAGAGCAACTACATCGACTTGAGTGGAACCGTATTTGGCGATGGGTATCCTCGAAAGGGTACCCACCGTTGGAGCCACCATGTTCGCGTACAGTATTACTATACCGTTGACCAAGGGCCGGAATCCGGCTACTGTTTCTACGTCACTGCAAATTCAGCGACAAGGGTTTGGCGACTCGTAACTACCAGGCGGACACCGCCTTTTCGCGGTTTTTTTGTGTCCGCAACACGGCAAGGCCTTTATGGGCGGGCCGTGTGGGAGACCTTCGGGTCTGCCGGTTACTGGTAGCCGGTTCGCCAACCTGCACGGTTCGCTCACCCTGTTTGGCGACGGGGTAAGCGGAAAGCACCGCATACCAGAGGCCTGTGATCATGCCGAAACTTCCCGTTCTTACCCTCAATCCGTTCAAAAATCGCGCCGCCCGCTACCGTGCCCAGGCACTGACCGCGCTGCACGCTGACTCCTCCCTGTCTGTCCGGCTCAAGCGGTATAACACCGCCATGGCCAAAGCCCGTGACCTGGAAGCGCGTGGAGGTGCCCAATGAGCGTTCAAGCGCAGGCGTCGGCGGCTGCTCCGCTGCACTTCAACAACCGGCGGGATCTCCCGCTGCATCGCTTACCCTTCATTGGCCCAGTGCGCGGCCGCACCCAGTTCAGCTTTTGGGCTGTGCCCAGAACGGGCGGCTACGCCGGTGGTAACGATGCGGGGCGTGGGTTGGCTCGCATTTACCTGAAGTACCTCAAGCAGCACGGCCGCCCTGAAGGCCTGGGCGCGCTCCAGTGGATCGTGCTGGACATGATCGGGCCTCCCGCTGCGAGCGTGCTGACGCCGGAGCAAGCAGCACTGCGCGGCCAGGTGGTTGGCTTTTTCTCTGAGCTGGACGCGTGGTTAGAGGTGGCTGCATGCAATCTGGAAGGCGGCTTGGATGCCCAGAGCGATAAGGCGCTGCTGGCCCTGGTCAATGCCGGGCTGCATTCTGATGAGCGCTGCGGGGAGGGTGAGTCATGAGCCAGCCTATCATCGAGTTCGCGTTTGATGACAAGCCGGTGCGTGTGGTGCTTGTGGATGGTGAGCCGTGGTGGGTAGCGAGCGATCTGTCGCGAGCGCTTGAGTATCGGGATGCGGAGAAGATGACTCGTATGCTGGATTCTGATGAAGCTGGTACCCACAATGTGGGTACCAGCTCGGTCAATGGTGTTTCGCAGATCCGCGAGATGACCATCATCAACGAATCCGGCCTGTATTCCGCCATCCTGCGCAGCCGCAAGGCCTCGGCCAAGCGCTTTAAGAAGTGGGTCACCTCTGAGGTGCTGCCCAGCATCCGCAAATATGGCGGGTACGTTATGCCCAACACGCAAGCTGACCCCGAGCCGGTACCGAGGTCGTCACGGGTAGAAGCGGAAGAGGTGGTGGCTGCGGGGCGGGTGTTCCGCTCGCTCTACACCGTCGGCCGCAGCATGGGCATGCCGCGCCGGCTGGCCGCCACCCGCGCCAACCAGGCCGCCGAGCGCACCACCGGGGTGGATCTGGCAGCCGAGTTGGACGCCAGCCCCTGGCTGGATGGCCCAGACATGCCCGCGCCACAGCGCAAGGCCTATGAGCTGCAGCAACGCATCCGCGCACACCTGGTTGCCAATGATTGGCCGCAAGGCTTCAGCGTGCAGCAAGTGATAGAAGCCCTGCAGTTGGTCAATGATCGAGGCACCCAAACCTCCGTTGGTAGCTGCCTGCGGTTGCTCGGCTACAAGCGGGTGCGGCTGTCACCTACTAGACCAGGTGGGGCGCGGCCGTATGTGTATCAACTGGATACTTTGCCTGCGTTGGAGGTTTGTCAGTCAATGATTCCGGTCAGGGCCTGTTCATAG